AAGTATGGCAAGGATGGTATGCAGGCTCTACGTGATAAGGCAAAGAGCGGAGCCAGTGAAAAAGAAATGGATGCTACTCGTGACAAATATGACAAGTATGATGAGAGTAAAGATGATCTAGCCGTAGTGCTAAAAATAGCAGGATTACGATAGATTTAATCTACCTTTTTACTTGATTTAATAAATACAAACGCATACAATACAAGTATGCGTTTTGTTTGACAAGGTGTCAGACATATAGGCAAATTTAAACAACATAGGCAAATATAGGAGAAACACTATGGCAACTTTGGCAGAAATTAGGGCAAAACTTAAAGAGCAAGAACTTAAAGGCGGATCAACAGGAGGCGGAGACCTCACCATTTACCCCTTCTGGAACTTAAAAGAAGGCGGCGAAAGCACAGTAAGATTCCTACCAGATGGCGATCAATCAAATACCTTCTTTTGGGTAGAGCGTGCTGTTATTAAACTTGAATTCGCTGGCATCAAAGGTGAAACAGACAATAAAAAGGCAAGTGTACAGGTTCCTTGTATGGAAATGTACGGCGAATCATGCCCAATTCTTAATGAGGTACGTCCTTGGTTTAAGGACCCAAATCTTGAATCAATGGGTCGTAAGTATTGGAAAAAGCGTAGTTACTTATTCCAAGGCTTTGTAGTAGAAGATGGTCTTAAGGAAGATACACTTCCAGAAAATCCTATTCGTAGGTTCATTATCGGTCCTCAAATCTTTACCCTTATCAAAGGTGCTTTGATGGATCCCGAGATGGAAGATCTACCCACTGACGTAGTAAATGGTGTAGACTTTAAACTAATCAAATCAAGCAAAGGTGGCTATGCGGATTATGGCACCAGCAAGTGGAGCCGTCGTAGTCGTCCATTAAGCGAGAAGGAACAGTCAGCATTAAAAGAGCATGGCTTGTTTAATCTTAAAGATTTCCTTCCCAAGAAACCCACTGAAATTGAACTTAAAGTTAACAAAGAAATGTTTGAAGCCAGTGTAGATGGTGAAGCATTTGATATGGATCGTTGGGGGCAATATTATAAGCCCAGTGGTGCTAGTGCTCGTACTGGTGATCCAATGGCCACAGGACGTAATACTGATACAGCAGTAGCAGTAGATGAGCCAGATATAGATGATGAAGTAAAAGCAGCACCTAAAGCAGCAGCCAAGCCTGCTCCAAAAACTACAGATGAATCAAAGAGCCCAGATAGTCGTGCTCAAGACATTTTGTCAATGATTCGCAATCGTAACAAGCAATAAAAACTATTTGACTCGAGCCTAGTGCTCGAGTCACCTATTGGGAGATTTCTATGGCTACAAAGGCATTCGATTTAAGTAAATTTCGTAAGACATTAACAAAGAGCATTGATGGACTTGGTGTAGGCTTTAATGATCCTACAGACTGGGTTAGTACTGGTAACTATGCTCTAAACTATTTGATTAGCAGTGATTTTAAGAAAGGTGTACCACTTGGTAAAGTCACTGTATTTGCTGGTGAAAGTGGTGCAGGAAAAAGTTATATCTGTAGCGGTAACCTAATTAAAAATGCTCAAGAACAAGGCATTTTTACAGTATTAATTGATAGCGAAAATGCTTTAGATAAGGCTTGGCTTGAAGCATTGGGTGTTGACACTAGTGAGGAAAAACTTCTTAAACTTAATATGGCAATGATTGATGATGTTGCTAAAACTATCAGTGAGTTTATGAAAGAATATAAAGCCATGCCAGAAGAGGCTAAGCCAAAAGTATTATTTGTTATTGATAGTTTGGGTATGTTATTGACCCCTACTGATGTGGATCAGTTTGAGGCAGGTAATATGAAAGGTGATATGGGCCGTAAGCCTAAAGCATTGACTAGCCTAGTACGTAATTGTGTTAATATGTTTGGTAGTCACAATGTAGGACTTGTTGCCACTAATCATACATATGCTAGCCAAGATATGTTTGATCCAGATGACAAGATCAGCGGAGGTCAAGGATTTATCTACGCCTCAAGTATTGTCGTTGCCATGAAGAAACTTAAGCTAAAAGAAGATGAAGATGGCAACAAGGTTAGTGAAGTAAAAGGTATTCGTAGTAGTTGTAAGATTATGAAAACACGTTATGCTAAACCTTTTGAGAACATTCAAGTTAAGATCCCATATGAAACAGGCATGGATCCTTATAGTGGTCTAGTAGATTTATTTGAGAGTAAAGGTATTTTAACTCAACAAGGCAACAGGCTCAAATTTGTTGACAGCAAAGGTCAAGAACATTTATATTACAGAAAAGAATGGAAAAATGATAAATTAGATATGATAATGGAAGATTTTCCCAATATCAAAGTCAAAGATGAAGTCATTTTAGAGGAAACTGTAGAACATGAATGATACACAAATTGGAGAAGTATGGTTATTCTTCAAGGAATATTTGCGTAAAGAAGATATCAGTAATGCTGCTGAATCATTTGTAGATTTATTGGCAGATTTTAACATCAAGGATAAAGTATTACAAGGAGCAGTAGGTTTTGACCCAGATTTAGATACAGCTATTGAATACTATTTGGAAGATGATAGCGAGGAAGAAGATTACGAAGATTACGAAGAAGATGACGATTATTAAAAATGTGGTACTCTAAAATACTAAAAGATATTACTGTATTGCCTGATGCTATTGATTACTATAATGACGAGTTAAGCCAAGCTAGACTAGATACCCGTATAACGGGAAATATTGAAAAGGCAGCAGCAAGTATGCCTGGTATAGTAGAACATAGATTTGGACAACTACAGGAAATCGAAGCTATTTTAGAGTACTTGAATATTGAATTAAGACAACTTAAGAGTCAACATTTTCGTAAGTATTTAGAAAGCTATCAAAGAGCATTGAGTAGTAGAGATTGTGAAAAATACGTAGAAGGTGAATCAGATGTTGTTGATATGGAAAAGATTATCAATGAATTTGCCCTTCTACGTAACAAATGGTTAGGAGTCACAAAAGCATTAGACGTCAAGCAGTGGCAGCTAAGTAATGTAATTAAACTGCGAACAGCTGGGATGGAAGATGCAACCTTATGAACCTGTAGAAAGAACTTGGGGCCATTATCGTGTATTTTATGAAAATGGTCCTGCCACTAAAGTTAAAGAATTAGTTTGTAACCCACACAGTAAATTAAGTCTCCAACGACACTTTGATCGTAAAGAATTTTGGTTTTTTATGGAGGGTGAAGGGTACATAAATACTCTTAACAACGGAGAATTGGTTCGTATGGGCCCTTATAAGCAATTTGACAGTGTATTCATTGATTATGAAGAATGGCATCAACTTGTTAACGAAGGTGATATTCCTATAAAAATTGTAGAGATTCAATACGGACGACAATGTGTCGAGGAAGATATTGAACGTAAATGAAGAATGCCATACCAATTTTTATAGGTTATGATCCACGTGAAGCAATAGTGTTCCATGTATGTTCCAATAGCATTATTAGGCATAGTACTAGTCCAGTACAGATTATTCCTTTAGCACTTAATCTATTCCAAGATTATCAGGAAACGCATGATGATGGTAGTAATGCCTTCATCTATAGTAGATTTTTAGTGCCATACTTAAGTAATTGGAGTGGACATGCTATATACATAGATGGAGACATGATAGTAAAAAGTGACATCACAGAATTATGGAATTTACGTAATTATCAAGCAGATGTTCAAGTGGTAAAACACGAATATAAAACACGTATGCCTGTAAAATATTTAGGAAGTAAAAATGAAGATTATCCTAGAAAGAACTGGAGTAGTGTAATACTTTGGAATTGTCAAAACTTTCCTAATCGTTGTCTAACACCTGAATATATTATGAAATCTACAGGTAGTCATTTACATAGATTTGAATGGTTAAATGATGAGCGTATAGGTGAATTACCTATAGAGTGGAATTGGCTACCAGATGAATTTGGTCCAAATCCTGATGCTAAATTACTACATTATACTTTAGGAGCACCTAGTTTTAATGAATTTAAAGATACAGAAATGGCTGAAGATTGGCATAAAGAACGTGATTTAACAGTACATTGTGAGCAAAGGCAATAATGACATTACCAGAACATTTAGGGGGGCACTTAAATAAAACT